AGGCTTTTGTATGTTTGTGCCTCTTTATTTAAAAAGTAGTATATTTGTATGATGTTAATAGGAACATATATAATAGCAGAATTTCAGTTCGTATCATATGTAGATATGGATAATCGTTATTGTCGAATTGCTTTAAGTTTAAACTAATGGCATACAATAAAGAAGCACTATACAAACAAGCAATTGAAATATTAGATTCTAATAAGGATATAATGTTTATTGAACACCTAGTGTCTTTAATGCCTTGTGATAAGACAACTTTATATAAATGGTTACCAATAGAATCCAACGAATTCAACGCCTTAAAAGAAAAGATTGAATTAAATAAGATTGATAGGAAAAGTAAGATGTATAAAAAGTGGTTCGATTCGGATCATCCTACATTACAAGTAGCATTAATGAAACTTATTGCAACAGAAGATGAAGCACATAGATTAAATGGATCAAACCAGAAAATAGATGCTACAAATAAAAATAAGATTGAATTTGTAAATGTTTCTAAGCAATTCCCAGAAAAGTGATATATCATATATCCACATATCACAAGATCAAACAAATAAAATCCAAAATTAAAGTAATTCAAGGAGGTCAGGGAGCAGGTAAGAATGTTTCAATAGCTCAAATACTAATAGAGAAAGCCAATGAAAAGAAACGGCTTATAACTGTTATGACTGATACCTATGATAACCTTAAAGATGGAGCAATAGCAGATTTTAAGAATCAATTTTATGAATGTGATTTAGATTGGGAGGCTGCATACAATAAAACAGATAAGGATTTAAAAATAGGGCAATCAGTAATTCAATTTAGATATATTTCAGATACTAAGAAATCAGCAGGTAAATCAAAAAGACGTGATATACTATACATCAATGAAGCCAATAAGATCGGTTGGGAGGTTGCAGGCACTTACATAGGTAGAACACACGAAGAAGTTTACATAGATTATAATCCTGATTTTGAGTTTTGGGCTCATACACAAGTGCCTAAATTAGTAGATAAAGAAGGGAACACCCAAAGTCAACAGATAGTTGTTACCTACTTAGATAATGAGATGTTGCCAGAGAATGAAGTTAACTTTATTGAAAGTAGAAAAGATAATGTAGAATGGTTTAGGGTTTATGGCTTAGGTCTTACAGGCTATTATTCAGAGCGTAGAATATATAGCTATAACTTTATTGATGAAATACCTAGTGATGCGGTTAGAATACCATCAGGAATGGACTTTGGCGTATCTCCTGATCCTACTATTCTTATTGATGTATGGAATAAAGATAATAAACTCTATATTGATGAGGTATTTTGTTTAAATAACCTTATGCCGGAAAAGATAGCCGGAGCAGAAAGGATGGCTATTGTCGATCAGATGGGAATAGTTAACCATAACAAAGGACAATTGATAATAGCAGATAGTGCAGGACGTACAGAAATAGAAGACTTAAGAAAGTATCAATACAATGTTCAAGGAGTAAAGAAAACACCTGGCAGTCAAATAGCAGGCATTAATAAGCTCAAAGGCTATGATATATACTTAACCAGACGATCAACCAACGTAAAAAAAGGCATTGAAGATTGGTTCTTTAAAGTAGACCGTAATGGTCTTATAATACCTGAACCCGATGGACACGAACCCGATGGATTAGCCGCTTTAAGGTATGTTATTATGGAGTGGTCTAAAGGAGGTTATGGATTCTTATAAAAATAAATATGACATATTAAAATATTTTGCTTAAATTTGTAGATGTTTTAAAACACATTTGCAAATGGAGTTTAAATTATCATTCGATTGGGGTAAGAAGAAATCAATTGAAAATACATTTCATAACAATACGCCTCCTGAATTATGGGGTAACTCATACTTCTACCAACTACAACAAGCTACCCAAAACGATCAAGCACTAATAAATATGTATAATGAATTACCAGAGGTGCAAGCCCCTGTTAATTATATTATTGATTCATTATCTGTTATACCTTATCGTCATGTTACAATGAAAGGCGATAAGGAAGTAGTTGTAGAAAATAGCCCATACATAGAGCTATTAAGGAATCCTAACCAATACCAAACCGAAAACGATTATATAAAAACATATTTTCTTAATAGAATTGTTTTAGGTGTTGGATATGTTAATTACTTAAAATCTATTGGCTTTAAGGCATCGGGGCAATTGTTTGTATTACCATCTGAAAATACAGAAATAGTATTAGCAAGCGATGATAAAGATTATAGGCTTAATGAAATAGTAGGGTTTGAAACCTCGTTCGGTGGGTCCGTAATAGAATTAGATAAAGACGATGTGTTTGTTAATAGAGAGTCTACTTTAGGGGTTGATTCTTATATACAAACCAGAAGCCGTTTAATGAGTGCTGTAATGACAAGTAAAAGCCTTAGAAGTAATTACGATGCAAGGATAGCAATAGTAGATGATAGAGGTAGCACAGGTATTATAGCACCTACAGAACAAGGAAGTACAATAAGCACATCAGATGCTAAAGCGATGAGGGAAAAATACTACCAAGATAACGGAATAACAAAAGGCAGGTTTCCTTTCTTAATATCACCTAGACCATTAGGATTTACCAGTACCTCAATGAATGCTGCTGAATTAGAATTATTAGCTAATAAAAGCGATGATTTTAAAATAGTATGCAATACATTAGGTGTTGATCCTGCATTATTTGGATTAGGAAACGTGACATATAATAATAAAAAACTAGCAGCAACAGCATATTGGGAAAACGTAGGAATACCATATTTTCAGAATTATTTACAGTTTACTAAGACTATATTAGGAATGCCTGAGAATGATTTTTTAAAGGCTGACTATTCAACTATTGCAGCAATGCAAGAGGATTTCGATAAAATAACGAGTGCAACATCTAAAGCGTGGAATGATGGAGTTATTACAGAAGCAGAATACAGAGAGTCTATCGGCAAAGAAGGTGGAACAGAGAAAAAAAAAGGAGATAGAGCAAGCGATACAAATACGCAAGGATCAAATACAGAATAATAAAAGCATACTAAAATGATATATTGCATCGAATTAAATAAGGAATTTGAAACTAAGGAGCTAATGTTTAAGGCTCTTTATGCTGCTAAGAATGATATTATCAAACTTAAGAAAGCAGCAATTCAAAAGAGTTCTGATAAGGGACAAATAAGTAGCAAGTCATTTAAAGTAGATGCAACCAAGGCACTAGATGTTAAGGATGGATATTTTTATCCTGTTATTAATACTACTAAATATTTAGACCATCATTTAGACGTACATATGGATGGTATATGGACTAAATCACTCAATGAGAATAAAGGAAATCTATTATATGTTAATGACCATAGCCTTAAAATAGCTGATGTAATAGCATGGAATGAAGATGTAACAGCATTTACTAAGGAAATTTCATGGCAAAGTATAGGTAAAGATTATCCAGGTAATACACAGGCTTTAATATTTGAAATACCAAAAGATAAAATAGTAAACACGCAATCGAAAGAAGTAATAGAATCTAAACGAGCCGTTCAAAATTCGGTTAGGATGCAATATGTTAAGATAGAATTAGCTGTAGATAGTACAGCCAAAGAGTATCAGACAGAGAAGAAAGCATGGGATTCTAATATAGATTTAATAGCCAATAAAGAAGTAGCCGAAAAGAATGGTTATATGTGGCTTGTTAAAGAAGCAAAAATAGAAAAAGAAGGTAGTATGGTGTTGTTCGGTTCGAACGATGCGACACCTATCATATCAGAGCCGTTAAAAAGCACTCAAGATGAGCCGCTAAAAGACACTCACAAGAATAATAATTTACTTAATTTAATGTAAAATGAAAAAGATCAATTTAAAATTTAGAAAAAGGTTGCAGATTATCGCATCTATGATACTGGGCTTAATTGCTTTGACAGTATTTATTGCAAGTCCTGAAGCATTTGGAGTGTTTGCAGGAAGTTTGGCTATTGTTCCTATATGGGGATATGTAAAAGACCAAACATTTAAAGAGTTATCAGCCGAACAAGTACAAGGATTAGAAGCAGATGAACAAGTAAAATACTTTAATGAGCTTAATTTGCACAAGGCTGCAAAAATGGATTCTTTAAAAGTTGAAATGCAAAAAGCTTCTACTGATGAAATCAAAGCACAAATTAAAGAGCTTAAGGAAGAAATCAACGAGGCTAATAAAGAGCAGTTGAAATCATTACAGAAAGCTTTAGAGGTGCAAGGGTTAGCGATTACTAAGCTAATGCAGACTAAAAAAGATGTTCCTAGTGTTAAGACTATTGAGAAATATCTTTATGAGCATGAAGATGCTATTAAAAATGCAGTAGAAAAAACAGTAACTATTAAAACAGATGTTACTTCTGCTAGTTTAGTTGATTCGGCTTTTGCTTTTGATATTCCTGGTGTTGGTCAATTAGCTACATTAACCACTAAATTACTTCAATTATTTGCTAAAGGTTCTATTGCAGATGGACAAGGTGGAGTAGTTCGTTATGTAGATCAAACGACTGTTACAAGAAATGCGGCATGGGTAGCAGAAGTAGGGGTTAAACCTGAAAGTGCTATTGCATGGGCTACTTATACCGTTCCATTGGAAACGATAGCTGATACTATCCCGGTGACTAATCAAGCTTTATCTAACATACCTTTTATAGCTTCTGAGATTAGAAACTTCCTATTAACTAACCTTTCTTTAAAGATTGATTCTGATTTATTTAATGGTACAGGTGTAGCCCCTATTATCTTTGGTATTTATACTAAAGCTGTAGAGTATGTAGCGGTTGCTTCTGGTATTTCAGATGCGAGTGTATATGATTTAGTACAGGTAATGAAAACAAATATTACAAAAGGTTCTAATTATATGCCTAATTACATTTTAATGAATCCAGATGATGTAACTAAATATCTAACATTGAAAAAAGATGGTAATGATAATTATATCCTACCTCCATTTGTTCAATATCAAGGGGGTAAAATGTTTATATCAGGCATGGAAGTAGTAGAAACTTCGGTTGTAACTGCTGATACTATGTTAATTGGTGATTTCTCTAAAGCTGTAGTTTATACACATGGAGGCGTTAAGATTGATGTAGGTATGATTGACAAGCAATTTGTTGAGAATATGGTAACATTAAGAGCAGAGCAAGAAATGGGATTAGTTGTACGTAACGTGCATTTAAACGCATTTAATAAAGAAACAGGTATTGCTGCTGCACTAGTAACTTTAGCAACATAATATTATAAATTTAAAGACCCTGCTAAATGGTAGGGTCTTTATTTAAAACTCATAAGATGAAAGTATTAGTAGAATTTACAAAGGATTGGAAAGAAGCCAATAAGAAGAAAGGTGACATGATGGAGCTTGATGGTAACTTAGCTTCTGTTTTAATAAATGATAAAAAAGTTGCTAAAAAGAGAGTACGTAAAACTAAAGACAAAGAATAATGTTAATAGATGTTGATTATTTTAAAGGTGCTTTACAGATTCCTAACTTAGATAAGGATACAACAGCATTCGAAAACAATTATATAACACCTTATGAGAAGGAAATACTTGTAAGGCTGTTAGGTTATGACCTATATAATCAACTAATAACAAACTATGTAAGCGGTACACCTTCTGTATGGGTTGATTTAGTAGAGGGTGCTGATTTTACCGTTACTAAAGATACGGTAGATTATACAGTACATTGGAACGGCTTAATAAATACTGAAGAAATAAGCTTAATAGCTTACTATGTTTATTTTAACTACGTTCAGCAGAACTACCAACAATTAACAGGTTTAGGTGTAGGATCGCAGAACATGGAAAACTCACAGATAGTACATCCAAATCAAAAACTTGTATGGTCGAATAATGAATGTGTAAAACTTGCAGGTACTTACAATTGTATTACAACAGGTGAAAATTTAACATCTGATAGTTTAGAACCATCACTATTTAACTTCATACTTAATAATTTAACTGATTATCCTAATTGGTATTATACACCATTAGAAACTATTAACATACTAGGAATTTAATGAGCTATCAAACACCAATAGAACTATTCAATATTATAGACACAATAGTTGATTATATACGTGTTACTGGAAGTATTACAGCATCTAGTGAGGTTAGCGGTACTTACACATTAACAACAGTAAACACATTAGCTAATAATGACTATATAACCATTGATTCAATATCTTATAAAGTATCGAATGTAACAGGTACATCATTTACTATTAAGGATGCAACGGGTTTAGACTTTACAAATCAAACCTGGAAAGCTAACGCACCTTACTTTATGCATGAAAAAGAAGCTAAAGCGGGTGCTGTATTAAACGAGAAAACAAAACAAGACAATTATAAATGGCAAAAATACCCGCTAATATTATTAATTCACCCATATACACAAGTACAAGATAGCAGGGATTACTCTTATTCAAGTACTTTTCAATTGATATTAATAACAAATACAGAGCAAAGTGATTGGTCAGATGATAGATATGATAATAATATTACACCTATTCTAAGGCCTATTCAAGAAAGTTTAATAAATGCTTTGGCAACGTCTGTATATACTAGAGTTAATAATGCTTATGACATTGACTACGAGTGGACTGATCTACTCTATATAGATGGTAATCCTTTTCCTGATAAGATGGATGGGGTTATGTTAGATGTTAATAGTTTAGAAATATTAGAAGTTCAGGCATGCGTAACAACAACACAACAAACCTTTAATTTAGTTTTATCAAGTGG